ATTCGAGCGGCCGGGTTGAAGGCTGTAGCGGACGCGCAGAAGCGCGGGCTGACCGATCCGGCTTTGACGAAAGCGGTTCAGTCTCAGGGGGAGGCCAACAAGAGGGCGGAGATCGACGCGGCGAACGCGAAGAAGAGTGAGTCGGCGTCGAACAAAGCGGAGTCGGCAGCGCGCGCCGCGCAAGCTCGCCTTGACGCGGCGGGCAATGCTCTGACCGCCGATCTTAGGCAAGTCCTGTCGAAGGTTGACCGCGCGGAAGTAACTTCGTGGGAGGCGCGGGAGCGTGCAGTTGATACGGCTTTCTCCAAAATCCAGCAGCACATAGAGAACTACCGCAAGCTAGGCGGGACGATGGTTACGGATACCGAGGGCAACTCGGTGAGCCTTGAGGCGTACCAAGCGCAGATCGACGCGGCGAAGAAAGTCACCAAGGAGCGGGAGCACATGGCGGCCGAGGAGGAGCTTGTAAACCAGCTTCTCGACCGGCGCGAAACGCAGTACGACTCGATCAACGAAAAGGTGCGCCGGGGCGGGCTCTCGGCGGTCGACGCTTTCAAACAAATGCAGAGCATCGACGAAACATTGGGCGGCGAGGTGGAGACTGTCACCGCTCGCGTCTTGGATTACGCGAAGGCTATTCAAGCCGCCAAACCGAGCGCCGAGCTAGAGGCGTTCATCGCCCGTATGGAGCGTGTACGCGACGGCGAGACGGCGTCGGGTCCGGTCGGTGAACTAGCCAATCAGGGTCGGTCTCTGGCCGCGACTGAGGAGCAGCGGCTCAACACGATAACGCAGCAGCGCGATCAAATTCTTCAGGGCATACAGGCTCGCGAAGAACTCGGCATACTGACTCAGGAGCAGGCCAACGATCAGACTTTTGCGACTTTCGAGCGGTTCAAGCCGCTGATCGACGCGCAGATAGAATCGCTGCGCCGGTTGCTCGCGGTGGAGAAAGAGGCCGGGCGGCTCGACCCCAACGCCTATGATGCGTGGATCGCCAAACTCGACGCTGTCGAGATCAAGTCCCGCGCAGTCAATCAGGAGACCTTGGCGCTCAAGACCGGCTTCGAGCAGACCTTCAGCCAGACAGCCACGGTCGGGATAAACTCCGTCGCGCAGTCTCTCGGGAATGTTGTCGTCGGGCAGCGGAGCGTCCTCGGGTTTTTCGGAGACCTCGGCCGAGCCGCCCTGACTTTCGTGGGGGACACGATCAAGGGCTTCGCCGACCTTGTTTTGCAAATGGCGCTGCTCAAGGCTGTCCAGTCGTCCAGTTTGTTTGGCGGGCTGGCGTCGACGGTGAGCGCCGCCCCTCTGGTGGCCGCAGGAAGCACCCTCACCGTGGCCGGGGGCACCTTGACCGCAGCCGGGGCAACTCTGGCTGCGGCGGCGGTCCCTTTGCAGATAACCGCCGCGCAATTGATCGCTGCCGCTGCGGCACTGACTGCCGCTGCTACCGCAAATGCGGTTTCGAGCAGCGTGTCGTTGATCCACGGCGGCGGCACGGTTGGCGGCAGTCAGAGCATGTCCCGAACGGTCAGTGCAGCGGCCTTCGCAGGGGCACCGCGCTACCACTCGGGAACAGTAGTCGGTATGGCCAAGGACGAGCAAGCGGCGATCTTGCAAGACGGGGAAGAGGTGCTGTCGCGCAATAGTCGTCGGAATATCCGAAACGGCGGCGAGGCGGCGAGCACCGGGGCCAGTGATAGCGGAGCCGGTTCAGGAGAGACCGGGTTGTCGCAGATTCTTGTTCTTGATCCCGGCATGATCCCAGCCGCTATCGCCAGCAGCCGGGGACGCAAAGCTATCGTTACGGCTATCAAGTCTGAGATACCGACGATAAAGCAAATGCTGAACATGAAATAAGGAAGTAAATTCGATGCCGCTCGCTGACGCGCCCGTGTGGTCTTTCTACCCCAATTGGGCCAGCCCGGTTGTGGAGCGGCTCGAATTTTCGACCGACGTTCTGGGGAGCGGGACGGGGGTAGAGCAGCGCCGGAAGCTCCGTGATACCCCCCGCCGGTCGTTCGAGTTCGACCTTTTGCTGCGCGGCTCGGCCCGGACCTATTTCGACTTGTGGAACCGGAAGTTCGGCGTGTCGGAGTGTTGGCTCCCCCTCTGGCCGGACGTTACCCGGCTGACGGCGATTGCAGCGCCCGGCTCTACAGTGCTTTTCGCCGACCCGTCTTTTCGGGATTTCCGGCCGGGAGAAGGGGCGGTCCTGATAGGGGACGACCCTTTCATATACGAACTCGTCGAAATATCCGATGTAGGGGCCGACTCCGTAACCGTCAGCGCCGAAACCGAGCGCTGGTGGGGGAAAGGGGCTCGGCTGCTCCCGGCGCGTCTGGCGGCCCTCACAGAGCAACCCGTGATGCAACGTCGCGGTGACGACATATCGACGACGACCGTTCGGCTCGAAACAACTCAACCAAACGTCTGGGACGCCGAGTACGAAATTTCCGGGTTCGACGGCTTGCCTGTTCTGCTGTCTCGCCCGAACGAAATAAAAGATATGACCGTAGAGTTCGCCCGGCTGTACGCGCTGTTCGATCCGGGCTTCGGCAAACGTAAACTGTTCGACCGGGCCGCTCGCAGCTTCACCACGCAAGAACACGCTTGGCACTTGAGCGGGGCGCAAGCGCGCAGCGACTTTCGTTCTATGGTGTACGCGCTGCAAGGACGCCTTCGGCCCGTTTGGTTGCCGACGTTCGCGGCGGACTTGAAACCTTTCGCCCCGGCTGTCGCCGGAAGTAACTTCCTGAACGTCGAGACCACCGGATTGGCGGCGACCGGATTGCAGGCCGGACGCGAATATATTGTCGTGGAGTTGTCGGGCGGTGGTTTTCTGTTCCGTCGCGTAAATGGCGTCCTGTCGTTCGGGAACTACGAACGAGTATCTCTCAACGCCAACTGGCCGGTAAACCTCGCCATCAGGGACATTCGCCGTATCAGTTTCATGGACGTAGCCCGTCTCGACCAAGACAGCGTGCAGATAACGCACGTAACGGATATCGAGGGGGTGGCCGAGGCCAGTCTTGTCTATAAGACGATACCGCGCGACCGTGATGACACGCCGGTCGTGATGCCCTATACTCCCGCCGTAATGGACCCGACACCCTGCGGCGACCCCGGCTAAAGCGAGACCCCTGATGCCTTTCGACAATACCGAATCGTCTACTTTCGGGGGCGCACCGATCCGGCTCTATGAGTTCCGGCGTGGCGGCAAGCGCTGGTATTATACGACGGCGGAAAAGGACGTAACGTTGACGGTCGGCGGGGAGGAGGTCGTCTTCCTCGCAACCGCGAGCAACGACGACGGGGTGACGCAGTCAGGCGACACTACGCGCAACGAGCTTGTCATTCATCTCCCCTACGACAACCCCATCGTCGAACTGTTCAGAGGGACGCCCCCGCTTGACGAAGTGGCGATCATAACCCGGTCAAACCATTATGGTGAGGGCGACGCGCCTATTATCTGGTGGGGCCGGGTTGTCCAGTCGTCTAGGGTCGATGACGCGCAGTCTTCGCTCACATGCCAGCCCCGGATAAACTCCTACAGCCGAGGCGGCCTGCGGTTGTGCTGGGAGCGTAACTGCCCCCACGGCCTCTACGACTTCGGGTGCAAGGTCAACCGGGCCGACTACGCGATTGGTGGTACGATTCTATCGGCGGTCGGTAATGTTGTTCGCGCGGCGGCCTACGCCAGCAAGCCGGACGGCTGGTTCTCCGGTGGCATGATTGAGTGGGACCTCGGTGACGACACTTACGACCGCCGCATGGTGCAGAGCCATGACGGTGAGTATCTTACAATATACGGCGGGACGGACGGAATTACTCCGGGCAACACGGTCCGTGCATACCCCGGCTGCGGTCGGGACGAAGACACCTGTTTCGAAAAATTCAGCAACTTCGACAATTATGGGGGCTACCCCTTCATGCCGGGCGAAAGCCCGTTCGGTGGAAAGGCGCTAATGTAATGCCTTGGCTTTGGATAATCGGTTCACTCGTCCTGTCCTATGCGATATCGGCGATCCTCGTTAAAAAGCCTGCCGGGCAAAAGCCTGCGGCTCTTTCGGAGTTCGACTTTCCGCAGAGTGACGAGGGCACCCCGCAAGGCGTGGTTTTCGGAGACGCTTGGAACTCAGGATGGCAAGTCATATGGTACGGGAACTATCGGAATCAGGCGATCAAGGCGAAGGGCGGGAAGTAGTTCTCGTCGAGATCAGACACCTTCGCGCGGTGAAATACTGCGCCAAAGGTGCGCGACCTTGGTTCAAAAGGAACGGCCTCAACTGGACGGACTTCCTAGACAACGGCTTGTTGTCCACCGAGTTTGAAAAAACGGGAGACCCTATGGTCGAACCTCTGCTAAGAGAGGCGAGACGAGAAGTAACTTCCAAGGACATCACACATGGGTAAGGGCGGTTCGCAGACAACCGGGTATCGGTATTTCATGTCCATGGGCATGGGGCTGTGCCGAGGACCCATCAATGAAATCGTGGCGGTTAAAGTCGGCGACGAGTTCGTGTGGGGCGACGGCGGCGAGTCAGACGAGGACACGCTCTACATAAACTCTCCGTGGATATTCGGCGGCGACAAAAAAGAAGGCGGGGTAATGGGTCCGCTGACCGTCAAAATGGGGAAGGCCGACCAAGAGGCGGGGAGTATGCGGATACTCGCGGAACTGAAGTCTACGGTCGCCTCTGCGGCTACGACCGTGCTTTCTGCGATGAGCTACATTCTCGGCGTACCGCGCGTGCCCGGTATGCGTGGCGTCGTCACCGCTTGGTTCGACGGCTATCTATGCGCGAACAACCCGTATCCGAAAACGTGGGCTTTCCGACTCCGTCGATCCGACGAGGGCTGGTTTAACGACAACCCGTGGTATCCCGAAAAAGCGCTTATCCAACTCTCGGCGGGCGCGATCCACGCGATGAACGCGGCGCACATAATCTACGAGTGCTCGACAAACAAGGAGTGGGGCAAGGGGGAGGACCCGTCCGCCTTGGATGAAGACAGCTTCATCTTGACGGCTAACACGCTTTGCAATGAAGGGTTCGGCCTGTGCTTCTTCTGGTCGCGGCAAGACGACATAGACGAGTTCATAAAAACGGTCATAAACCATGTGGGCGCGTCCTACTATACGGACCGCGAGACCGGGAAAATGTGTTTGCGGTTGATCCGAAATGACTATGTCGTTGACGACTTGCCGCTGTTCGAGCCGGGGTCAGGTCTACTCGACGTAGAGGAGGATCAGTCGGCTTCCGGCTCGACCGCGTATAACGAGGTCATCGTAAAATACCGCAACCCCGTCACCAACAAAGACGAGTCGGTGCGGGCCGAGAACCCGGCGTCTTTCGCGGCTATCGGCGAGCACATAAGCACAACAGTCGACTACCCCGGCTTGCCTACCAAGGAGCTTGGTTCGAGGGTTGCCGAGCGCGAACTCGGTATTCAGGCGTCGAACTTGCGCAAGTACCGCGTGCGGCTGGACCGGCGCGCGTGGCGGCTCTACCCCGGCGCGGTTTTCCGAATCCGCGACCTGTCCAAAGGTATCGGGATGACCATTTTGCGGGTCGGCGAAGTCAACGATGGCACCCTCGACAACGGGGCGATAGAGGTCTTTGCTATGCAAGACGTTTTCGGGATGCCGACAACCTCTTACGTCAAACCCCAACCGCCCACTTGGGTTGCACCCAGCACCGAGGCGCTGCCTAGCCCGGCTGTCCATTTGGAGGAAATGACTTTCCGCGAAGTCTCCCGGCTGGCGTCTGATGAAATCACGTTCTTGGACCCCGAGAATAACAGCGCTCTCGAAGCCATGGCCGCCCGGCCAACGAGTGCGGCGCTGAACTACGCGCTGTACACCAAAGCGGCGGGCGAGGAGTATGTGAACGTCGGCGAGTTCGATTGGGCTCCCACGGCGATCCTGTCGGAGGCGCTTAGCAAGTGGGGCAGCGTTGTTCGGGTTCATGAGCAAACCGGGATAGACTCAGACGTGGTAGGCACGGTCGCCCTTATCGGGGCGGAACAGGTGCTTGTGACCGCTATCGAGTACGAGAGCGACGGCGTCGTTAAGCTGACGGTCGGACGGGGTGCCGTCGATACCGTGCCTGTCGCGCACGCTACCGGCGACCGGGTTTGGTTCCCGCAGGACAACCAAGGTCTCGACTACCGCGAATATGTTTATGGCGACGTGGCGTCGGCGCGGTTTCAGACGCGGACCTATTCCAGCATCTTGCCGGAAGAGGATAGCCCCGAAGAGAGCCTTGCTTTCAATCGGCGCTATATCCGCCCCTACCCGCCCGCTTTTATCCGGGCAGGAGCGTCGACCGAGACCTTGGCGGACGTGCGGTCGGTTTCCTCGGTCACAGGGCCGTTGGTGTTGGACTGGCGGCACCGGAACCGGCTGACTCAACTCGACAAGGTTCTCTCCTACGACTTCGAAGACGGCATGGGGAGCCTGACGCCCGAAGACGGGACGACATACACGATACGCTTTCTAAATGGCGCTACCGTGGTGCGTACCATCACCGATATCGCCGGAAACACGTACACGTACAGCGAAGTAGATTCGGACGCGGACGGCTGGGTTTCCCCGCTCCGGGTGCAGATAGAGGCAGTCCGTGATGGATTCGTTTCGTGGCAGGCGCAGGACTTCACGCTAAACCATATCGAGCCGTAGTCGAACGGAAGTAACTTCGGTTGCGAGACGCTGGCGATCTGGCTATACAGAAGAACCCGATAATCATAGCTGCGCGGAAATAGACCCATGGACCTACCGGCGATCTTTATTTCGAGCCTCGAACGTGCGCCGTGGGGGTGGACTCTTCTTATAGTCACCATATTGGCGCTGATAAAGATTTGGCCGCTGATCCAGCTACAGACCATTAAAGCACGCGAAGCCTTGCGCAGCGAGAAGCGAGACGACCTCCATACCTGTCAAGCGCGACTGGACAAGCTGGAAACCGAATTGGGCGGTGCGGTGCAACGGATACACGCCCTCGAACTCAAGCTGCTCGGCACGGTGTCGGCGTACCGGATACTCGAAACCGAGATAGAACAGGGGGAGCCCGCCTCTGTCGCCCTGCTGCACGCGAGGGTCATCTTTCGCGAAGTCTGGGACGCGATGCCGGTTCCGGCTGAGATGGCCGAAGTTATAGCCAAGATGGCTTAAAAAGGGGAAACCGCAATGACACAGAAAATCTTGTTCGACGCGATCCGCAAAGTCAAAGGGGCCGCCCTGACGCAAGCGGACGTAGACCTGATTAACGCGGCCCTCGTCGCGGATATCGTCGCGGTTGGTGTTTCCGGTTTTAAGCTCGGCCCGGCTGGCGTCAAACTGATTCACGGCTTCGAGACCCTCAAGCTCGTCGCCTATAAGGACCCCGGCAGCAAGAACGGGCTGCCCATTACAAACGGCTGGGGTACGACCGTAGGCGAAGACGGTAAGCCCATAAAACTCGGTGAAGTGTGGACCGAGCACAAAGCTAACCGTTTGTGGGAGCGGGACGCCGAGATTATGGTGCGAGCGGTCAACACGCTTATCGGGAACGCCCCGACGACCCAAAATCAGTTCGACGCTCTGGTGTCGTTCGCGTACAACGTCGGCCCCGACATGGACAACGACGGCAAGGCAGAGGGCTTGGGGGATAGCACCCTGCTCAAGTTGCACCGGGCAGGAAACTACGCGGGGGCGCAGGCCGAGTTCGCCAAGTGGAACAAGAACGACGGCGCGGTCATGAACGGCCTCACTCGTCGCCGGGCAGCCGAGGCAGCCCTTTACGGGAAGGCATGACCAATGAACATATGGGACTTTTTCGACCGCACCTTGGATCGCCTCCCCGGCTGGCCGAGCGAGCGACAATGGGTCACAACGGCGCTCGTCGGAACCTTGTGGATCATGCTTCAGATGACCGTCGACAATCCGAAGCTCTGGGACGTGAAGCTCTTTGAAATCCTGATTCAGGGCTTCGCGCTGACCGGCTTCTTGAGCATGGTGCTTGCGTTCCACTTCGCGGCCAATAAAGCGGATGACGCCAAGACCGAGAGCACGTCCAAAATGGCCGACGCCATGAAGGAGCAGGCGATAACCGCTCGCGTGGTCTCCGACAACACGTCGACCGCGAACGCTGTAGACGCAGTCGCCGAGGCGGCAGAGAACAAGGCTGCCGAGATTAAAGGAGAAGGCGCGTGAAGAAGTTACTTCTGATTCCGTTCCTGCTGTCGGGCTGCGGCCCGCAACTGGTGAACTGCGGCAACGCGGCGAAGCTCCGAGCGGCAGCCGTGATGACGATAAACACGGTGGACCGGGTCTGTCGCTCGCCCGTAAACTGATCGCCCTCAAGCAAGGAGAAGAACCGTGACAACGACTATCACTCTCACCACGCACAGTTGGCCCACCAAGGTCATCACGACCGACGCTTTCAGCGCGGACGGGGTGAGCACCGTTACGACGACGGAAGAAACCGTGCCCCCGAACGCAACGAAATCTTTTGTCGTGACGGACACGCGGAAGCTGTCTTTCGAGGAAATGCCCTTACCCAAGCCGGAAACCTGAACCGTAGACTTCCCGCCTATCTGAACGACAGAAGCCCCGGATCGCCTATCCGGGGCTTCACTGTTTGCGGCATACAGGCGGTTCGGGGTCGTTTACGTCCCACGCCAGCCCGCACGGACACACCATTTGATCGGACATTTGGTAGGCCCGGCAATTCGCCGCAGGCGGCCCGTCAGGCTCGAAAGGGTCCAGAGAGGTAGGTGAGGACCCTGAGACCCCGGAATCGTCGCCCTTGGCCGGTCCCTGCCCGGATTTCAGCCTAGCCCAGACCCCGACAACCTGTCGCCCCGCCTTCAGGCAGTCGCAAGAGTCGGGGTACTGGTCGCACATGCCGCTGGCGCGGCGGCTGCGGTGCGCGCAGGAGACCGACGCCACGGCCTCCCTTATCGCGTGTTCCCGGTCGGTGAGCATCACTTCCACGCGGCGGGGCGGTTAAACCGAATCGGCGGGCGCTCCCAACCCACCGTGCGCCCGCCTTTTACGACTCGACTTCCTGCATGGTGTTCTTCAACCCTATAGCCCGATTCCACCGAGGCGTTCCAGAACCGCTCTATCGCTTCCGGGCAGTCGAGTTCCATAACGACCTCCCCTGTTGGGGTGCCGATCCTTAAACACCGCATTTTCATGGCTGCCTCCACGCGGCGGGACGGTTGAGGTCTTCGGTCAGGAGACGGCTGGCGACCGAGAACCCTCTCTTCTTGTCGCCCTCTACCCAATAGGTCCGGCCGTCGCGCATAGCGTTTTTGAAGGCGGCCTGATCGGCGGCCTGTTTGCGGGACATCGTCATGTGTTCAAAGCTCCTTCGCGTAGAAATTTATGAGAAGTTTTCGCTGCACCATAAGCAACTGACCGAGCTTATTCTCGCCCCGGCCTCTGCACACACCCCAATAGTGATCGCCCCATGTGTTGCCTTCTATCAATTCATGGGGGTAAGTCGCGATCAGCTTCCTTGCGAGGTCGGAGGCGGGCGTAAACTTTATGGCGATTGCGGCGAGCATGTAACTGTCTCGGGTCGTGTCCCAGCCTTTAGGTAGCGGGAAGTTTCGCGCCCGGCGTTTCGAATCTGCGGGAGTCGGCGCAGCCGCGACGTATCGTGCACCATTGGCGTCGGGGGCTTTTAGGGACTGATACAGGTGTTCGGCAGTCGGGTACAAAACCCCGCCGATCTCCACCGGCGACGGGAAAAAGTTAGACAAAAATCTATGCTCGCCGGAAAACCTCGATATCGTCATAGCTTCCTCAGTCTCCAATCGAGCCAAAGGTTTTCGTAAGGTACACGCTTTTTGATAGCGTAATTGACCGTCGTGCCGGTGCCGGACTTCGAGCCATCCCACAACGCAAGTAGCCGGTCGCAATGATCGACCATCCATTCGTCACGGGTTATGTACGCCACGTTCAGGCGATGCTCGGAAATAACTTCCACGGACTCTGCGCGGCGAAGGAGGTTGTGGTATCGCTTCCTGTCTTCCGGGCTCCACTTCCGTTCCTGCCCCTCGAACGGGACCGCCGCGACGTAAGGGAGGTGAAGCTCAAGACAGGCCGCAGCTACCGCCATATCCCAGCCCAAAGCCATCCCGGTTATCACCTTGGCGGGTTCGCGGGCGACGAGCGCCATGCGAGCGAACGGCTGAAGGTCGTTCCGGTCTTCCGGTCGCAGGATCGCCTTTTTCGGCCTATGGCCGGTGACGGCGAATACGGTCACGAGTCTTTTCCTGAACCAAAGGCATCGGCCATTGCCGCCTCGTAAACAGCGTCGACCGCCTTATCTGAAATTTCGGGTCGCGCTGCCGTCGATGCGGCGGCAAAAGCAGCATCCACGGCCAGAGCTAGTGCCGTCATTTGGTCATTCGCATCGTTTCTAAGCGCGTTTTGATAAGCTTCGTCTGCTGCTGCGTATTCAGGTTTCGCCCATACCCCTGACAGGTTATGGGAAGCCGCCTCAACAGGGGCGGCGGGCTGGTTTAGGGATGCTGCAAAGGCCCGCAGGTGGGGTTCGGCTATACCTTTGCCTATCTCGTCGTATTCAGGCCCGGCGTCTTTCAAAAATGCGCGCTTTAACGACCGCCATATGTCCTCGGAAACAGTCCGCAAATCCCCGCCCGCGACAGGCGAGGGGGCGAGGGCCGCGCGGGCCTTGCATGTGGCGCAAACTGCTACGCCAGCGGCACGGTAAACTTCGCCGCATGTGCACGGTCCCGCTGCAAACGGTTCCAGCGCCGCCCGCAGCGCATCATTGCTGTTGTCTGTCATGGTGTCCGTGCTCCTATGCTTTCTCTGATCGCGGCCTTGAGGTTTTCGGTCTCCTCAAGTAGCCCGATACTGCTCCAAGCCTGTGCCACAAGAAGAGGCACCCCGGCGTTCCAGTTGACCCCGCTCGCGGTGCTCGACTGTAGACAGGAGCGCGGAACGGCGTGTCGAAAATAGGGGGACAAGTTTTTCCAGTTCTTGTTCAGGAACCGGGTCAGGGCGTCCCACCCTGAGTCTGTCATAGCGCTGCAATGCGCGTGTTCGTAGAGATAGCTGCTATCAAGCCAAGCATGTTCGAGGTGGTTCCGGGCTTCAGCGATAACCAGTTTTAGGTTTCCGGTTTCCGCGAGCGCGCAGACCACGGCCATGTTGTCGGTGCGTTGCTCTTTCGACAACATGGCCGGATACTCAGGCCGCCCGGCGATGTTTGCGGCGGACCCGCTTTGACGTGTGGTTGCGGTTGCCCTTGAGCTTCGGGCGCTTGTCCGGCTTGTTCTTGGAGCGGTACGGGCTGTAAACGTAGCCGTTACGGCTAACCCGGCGACGCTCTACTTTCGCGGCCGAGACCACTTCAGGGCTGTCGATGATTGCGTAGCGCCGGTTGTCCTCGTGCCCGGCACCGATAGAGACGCCCATACCAAGGGACGCCATGCTCATCACGGTGAGCAAACCGATTTTTCCGTACTGACGCATAATCTGGTTCTCCTTTTTCAGGTTGTCCCCGGAAGTGACTTCCGGGGACACGGGGTTGTCAGAGGCCGGTGTCGTCGACAGCCGGGATAGCTTCGCTCGCCTCGCCTTCGGTCAGGTCCGCGACCTCTTCGACGGGCTGCTCCACCGTTTCCGGGGCGGGCGCAACCGCCGTGTTCGGCTTGTCGGGGGCAGGGAGGGCGGCCTTGCCCTTCTTGGGGCTTTCGGCCTTCGTGGCGGTCGCCTTCTTGGCAGCCTCGGCTTTCTTGGTGCCTTCAGCCTTCGGCTTGGGCTCCTCGACCTTCGGCATTTCGACAATCAAGGTGATCTTGATATCCTGCTCAATCGTCACCTCGTCAGCGGTGTTCGGCCGGGTGTGCCACGAGCCGTCGAGGACGTGCAGCACGTCTTCGATTCCGTTCTCGCCGCGCGCGTCGTAAATCTGGCCCTTCTTGAACTCATATTCCAGCTTCACCTTGGTCATTTTGACCTTGTCGCCGATGTCCTTGGCCGTGGCCTTGCCTTTGCCGCGCGCCTCGGCAGCCTTGACCGCGTCGCCGAGCGTCTTGGCCGCCGCCTCCGGGTCCTTCCGCAGCGCCTTGATCGCTTCCGTCGCGGCGACCTTATCAGCGGCGACGAGGTCGCGGACGGCCTTCTTGGCGGTGACGAGCAGCTTCAGGTCGGAGAGGTATCGCTCCGTGATTTGCAGGCGCGTGCAAATCGTTTCCGGGGTGACACCGGCCTTGGACAGCCGCTCGCAGGCGATTGCCAGTTCAAGAGGCAGCAGCGCCTTGCCGGTCGCCGACGTAATCATGGTGAAGGTCAGTTCCTCGGCCGTGGTGTCAGCCGGTTCCAGCACGACCGGCAGGACGGTGATTTCGGCACCGTGTTCCGCGTTCGCTTCGTGAACCGCTTCGAGACGACGGTGGCCGTCAACAACGATAATCACGTCCTTGGCGTCCTCGCCTTCGCCTTCCTTGGCGATGAACCCGGCGAGCGGCTTGGCGCGGTCGAAACCGTTGAAGGCGATCAGCTTTGCCAGTTCGGCGATACCGGCCTGATAGGCTTCGCTCGGGATACGGACGTTGAAGCCGGGGCGGACGACGAGGTTTTCGACGGGGACCATGAGCATTTCAGTGGTCTTGGCACCGGCCGCCGTCTTGGCTGCCTTCAGGCCGCCAGCGGTTGCGTCGAGCTTGTAGTTGGCGTTCGGAGTGTCGGTCATTGGAAGTTCCTTCTGTCGGTTGTTGGGGTAACGAATCAATGTTGAGTTCTGGATATAGACACGGCTGAGTCGTGTCAACAGGCGCTACATGTTTAACGCTTCTTTGTAGACCTCAAGCATGGTTTCCATTTCAGCCCGGTCGGCGGGGTCCATCTTGCGCAGTTTGATAATCGCGACGATCATTTTCACGTCGTAGCCGGTCGCCTTGGCCTCGGACTTCACGTCCTTGATGTCGTCCGCGATCCCTTTCTTCTCCTCTTCGAGTCGTTCGATACGCTCGATAAAGTTGAGCAGTTCCTCCGACTTCACGGCAGCGTCGGCCATTGCCTCCGTGCTGGTATCGAAGAAAGGGTCGCTGTTGTGCCCGATTTTAGACATGAGAAGTTCCTTCCTTAATAGGGCAGCCGGGGAACGTCCCAGCGGGTTAGAGGGGTATCGTAAGACAACATTAACGGGTGTCGGGGGTGTCCGTCTTGCGCGGTGCCCCATGACTTCAGAAAGAAAAACTGATCGTCCGCTTCCATCGCTATCGCGCGCCAGTGCTCGCGCAGGATCGGAGGCAGTTTGGCGAGTGGTCCCCAAGCGGCGACAGCGTCGTCCGATTCTTCGAGGATGCCCCGTATCGTTTTTGCGTTATCAGGGCCGACAGGATCGGCGCAGTCCCGCAACTCTTTTACGTCGGTGGCCCGATAGGCGAAAACATTCCCGACCGTGAGGTGCGACCAATTGAGCCGTTGGCCGAAACCAAGAAGACGCCGGATAGTTGGGTCGTCTTTATCGGCGTCTGCGACAGAGGGGTTAACCATGAACACGGCTACGCGCGGCCCGGTGCCAGAAAGTGGTCGGTCAAGCCGATAGCGGTATTTTCCGCACTCGGAGATAACTGCGCTCAAGATAGGTGTCCTTGTCGTCGATGATTCGGAACGCCCCCACCGTGCAGGCAGGGGCGTCCGTTGTCAAATGATTCAGAAGTTACTTCCGCTCATTCGTGCAAAGCGAGAGGGTCTTCCGGCTCCCCGTCTATCGCGAGGCCGGGCGGCACGTCGCCCCGGTTGATCTCAACCGTCTCGACCTTGCACCCGACTTCGTTGATACCGAGAACCGTCTCGAAAACACCAATGGCCGCCCGGCGTTCAGCGTTCATGGGCGAGGTCATCTTTTCTCCGTATGCAGACAGGGTGCCGTCCGGGGTCGAAGAATCGAACTCGCCGTAACAGGTGGCGTAGTCGAAAAGCTCGGCGATCCGGTTGACCGAAAGCGGGGTGCAGATAACCGGGTCGGCGTCGAGGTCGCCCTTGGGGTAGTAGTGGTAGGTGGCGGGCTCGGAGAGAACCGGGACGCCGTCGCCTAAGCGACCGTCAAACTCGGTATTCAGCAACCCGAGAACCTTCTTGTACGCGACGATCTCGCCGCGCTGTTCTTCCCGAATCGAGCAAATCGAATTTTCGTCCCACGCCCCGTACCCGGTCACGGCTTCGAGAAGCTCCTCGACCCGGTCGAAACCGATAGGATTGATGCCGCCAACGCCCTCGCCCATTTTGTTGGTGGTGACGAGCGGAACCAGTTTCGTCTTCGCCGGGGGCGTCTCGTCCGCCGTGGGTATCGGCTGCTCGTCAACCCATTCGACGAACGTGGCAAAACCCTGCATCGCCAATTGCCTGTATGTGATCCCCGGTTTCGCGGCGGCGATAACGAAGCCTGCAAGCTGCTCGTCGTCGTCTTCTTGCCCCGCAAACGTGTCAATGTGCCGGAGCACCATGGCCGGGTCCACAAGGCGGTCGTGTGGGTGATGGGCCGCCAGTGTTTCCAAGTCAGGAAACTCGGCTATGTCGGCGTCGACCTTGAGCGGAAGCTCCGGGTCGCGCGGCCGGACGCTGATCGTGAAGCCCGTAACCGCGCCCACCGTGCGGTCGATTTCCCATTCTTCCGCGAGGGTCTTCAGGTCGCGGCTGGATATGGTGACACGGTCGCGACCGAGCTTCACCAGCACCGCGCCCGCGATCAGGTCCATGAGGGTGGATTGAAGCTCGGTTTCCTGCGAGCCCCATGCGCCAACGAGGGCGAGTGCATCTTTGTTCAAAGTGTGTCTCCTATGACAGTGCGAGGGTCATAATGACGCCGCAAAGGACGCCGGTTACAAAAAGAATGAGGCCGGGAGGCAATGTGTACGGCTCCGGGTCGCCCCCGAATACGGCCCGGCTTGGACCCTCGACCGGTTTTTCGAAATAGTTTCGCCCCTTTATGCGGTACTCCTGACCGCGCCGGACTTCATGACGGGTCGGCATCGGTCGCTCCCTTGAAATACGGCCCACGGTTGTACTGGTGGCACTCGCTGGGGCGGTTGTCGGTGTATCCGACCCGAGCGGTGCAGGTCCACTCGTTGCGGTCAAGCAAGATGGTCTTTTCAGCTTCCGTGATGCCGATCCCGATAGCTAAGCCGATAGCTAAGCCGATAGCTATACCGGCAACGACAGGTTCAAGGCGACTAGACATCGTTATTTCCTTTCACATATTGTTTCCACGGCACGAAGCCGGTCGGGTTATCGGAAGTAGGTTCGACGTAGAACCCCCAAGCCCGGCGCTTGGGGCCGGTTACGAACAGGGAGACGGTGCCCGGCTGGACCGAACGGATTGCATGAACGTCCTCGGCTGCCCGGTAGACGCGCTCGGCGACCTTCCAGTCCTGCGTTACGGTCGGGCTCAACCCGTCCTTGTACGGCCCCCACATGGCCGCCGATTCTTCGGTGTAGCCGCCGCGCAGGATGACGTTCGCGTTGTCCCACGGGTGATCGTGCATGTCTTCCGAGTCCGAGCGTAGAAAACGGTGGAGGTAGACATTGGCGATGCCCTCGTGCTTCAGATACCCGTAAGCCTCGCCGAACCTTTCGGTTTCTGTCCGCTGAATATACCAGCGCTCCATATAGGGGTCGCCGTTACGGCCTATGATCTCGTCGGGTTTGTGCTCGTCAACGATAGTCATAGCCGCCCGGAAGAAGTCTTCACTGTCCACACCCATTATGCCCGTTATGAACTTCCGAGCGGCGTCAATGTGGTTATCCGTGATCGGGGACACCGGCCGCACGTCAAGCGGGTAAAGCCACGGGCGCGAACGCATGTCCAGTGATAGAAGGTTGTCAGTCGTCATCGTCGTTCTCCTCGGTTTCTTCATTGTCGCCGAACTGCTCCTGCATCTCCCGAAGTAACTTCCGGTCTTGCACCTCCTGATGCAGCATCGCGTCAAACTTCTCTTCGTTACGCACGCGCAGGATGGCATCGGATATCAGATTTTGAATATGGTCCGGGTCCAGAGCGTCAAGTTCCCAGCTATCCCGGCCGTACTTCTCGACATACTTGTCTGCGCGGCTGTCGGTCATCTTTGCCGGGTTGGGCGGGAGCCTCAACTCCTCGACCTGATTGTAATTAAGCGCGAGCCGTTGAACCATCACCGGCACCCCGGCGAACATGCTGATACGGTCGCGGTTATCGCGCGTCATATCGAGTCCGCTGGGGTCGTGGTCTCCCAGATGAAATATAATCGGTCGCTGGCCTTTGGCGATATAGCGGGCGAACCGTCGACCGGCTTTCCATTGCTCGGACTGGCTGTTGTAGCCACGGCACGAGAAAAAGTCGACCCGGAGCTTGCTGGCGATAGCGCCTACCGTGGGCTCCTGCGACGCCTTCTCGACCCATACTTCAGGCCGCCACTCCTGATCCTGCCAAAGGTCCAGCTTATACTCTCGCTCGGCCTTGGCGATGATCTCATTGGGGTGGTTGTATGTCCGGTAGCCCATCAACTGACGGTTACGGTCCTCGATAGCCGTCCATGAAATCAACCCAGCCAAGCGGCCGTCGCTGATGATGTCGCCGATCCTGCCGTAAGACTGGACCGTGTTCGGGACTTCGTTCGCCTGCACAAGCTGATAGTAAATCTGGCGCACGGACATACTATGGCCGCGCTCCGCGTAAACGTGGATGATCTTGTTAATCTGTCCGATCAGCTTGAGCCGCGCTTCTGAGAAATTCTTCTCGACGTAGCAGCGGTAGTGGCCGTTGTCTTCCACGGGTGTCTCCGATTCGTTTGTCGTGCCACCTGAGTATAGACACGGCGTATCCGTGTCAACTCTTGCCGATTATCCCGTCATCGTCCCAGCCCCGCTCAAGGTCTAGGAAGCCTGTTCGGGGGTGCTGTATTACGCTCGGGTTGCGACCGAAGGCGAAGCTCTCCTCTACGGCAGCGATCTTGCCGCGCAGATTGTCGATCTCGATTTTTATCGAGTCGAGCTTTTTCAGGCCGAACGGGTCAGGGACGCCGTGTTTGTCGGTGTGGCATTTATAGTGGCGCGGTTGGTCCACTCCCCCATAAATCGCGTCGACGTGCGGGATGACCGGGCCGCCGCAAAGGTCACAAACGGAAGTAACTTCTTTCATCGAATCATCCTTTGCTTGTCACTGGACTTCATCTGAGGGTCAATAGACACGCGGTTGCCGTCCTCGTACCCCGCGTTGTAGCCACCACGGTCGCCCTTGTACCCGGTGCCGCGCATACGACCCCAGCCTTTGCGTCGGGCCGCGTTCTTGCGCTCGCGGGCTGCCTCGGCTTTCGCTTGCTTGGCGGCCTCTTCGGGGTTTGCCTCGGCCCACTCGGCTTCCGCACGCTCTGCCTCGGCCCACCGGGCAGCCTGTTCCGCCTTCTCCTTGGCGCGGGCTGCGGTCCAGCCCTCCCCGTAGATGAAGTCGAGGTTCTCGTTGCGCTCGCTTTCAAGGACATTCGACAGGGTCAAGGCGGTCGCCGTGCTGTAGCCCGCCCCGGTCGCCTGTGCGGCCCGTTCGGCGGCCTCGTGGGCCTTCTGTGCCTCGGCGCTCATCTGCTCCCTACGGCGCTGACGCAGCTTCCCGGCGATCCGGTCGGCCACCCCTTCACGATAACTGTTCGCCCACTTGCTGCGCAAGTTCTCCTCATTGTGGCTCAGCCGTTCTTCGACGAGTCGTTCGATAGCGGTTTCGAGGTACTCGGCCATTGTGCGGGACATCGTCACGTTGACCTTGCGGCCGACGACCTGATGATAGCGGACCCATTTGCGGGTGCGCTCATTGCGCAGCTTGCCGTTGCGCTTGGCGAGACGGTTCTCCCAGACCCCGGACATTTGGTTCCAGTATATGCAGAAGTTCGTCTCGCAAACCAGTTGCCAGAGGGTCCGTTGCCACTCGTAATGCCCGCCCTTGAGCAAGGCTTCCTCGCGCGCCCCGCTACTCGACTGCTCGGCGTCAATTGTCGACAGGTCGATGTTGTAGGCGGCGAGAAGCTCCATAGCCTTGGCGGTCGCGTTGGCCGCTTCAGCCTCGTTGTTCGACTTGGCGGCGAGACGGAGCAGCTTTTCCGCTTTGCGGATGATTGCTTCATCCTCGAACAGGCGCTTGTCCTCGGGTGCAGAAGTTACTTCCTTCACCCGATGTCTCCTTTATAAAGGCCGAATAGCGCGCGAAGGCACTGACGGGTCGCGGGGTCTGTGACTTCGTCTATTGACGCCAAGAAGTCGTTTTCATACTCCTGTTCGGTGTAGCCGCCGCGCAGGATGACGTTCGCGTTGTCCCACGGGTGATCGTGCATGTCTTCCGAGTCCGAGCGTAGAAAACGGTGGAGGTAGACATT